TCCTTTTCTAAAATGCGCGTTTGGATATTATCATGAAACGTCTTTTCCAAATGTGCCTGAGGATCTACAATAGGTTGTTCCCATACTGGATGTTCTAAATCTCGGTACATCCATGCCGGATGACTCGCACGACTTTCTTCAGTAAAAGGTTTTTCTGTATTATATGTAATTTGCTCGCTTGGAACCTCCTGTATTTTATAATCTTGTTCACGTATATCATCACGACCAAGAGGGCGGGTTAGTCCCAATAAATCACTTTCTAAATTAATGGTATTTGTCCGTATATTTGCTCCAAATTTTTGTAAATTTAAATGAGCATCTTGTTGAAAGGGCATAGACGATCCTTGACCAGGAACATCCAATTGATATCTTCCTGAAAATGTTTGTTGCTCCAATTGCTTTTTTATTCTTATTTCGTCATCATGAAATCGAGTAAACGACATTTATATATTGTGGATACATTAAAAATATACAATAAACCGTTCTAAACACTCATTATAGTGCGTTTAAATAAGATTCCTTACATCGACCATAACTTTTTCGATGCCATTGACTAATACCGTGCTCCAAAATGCCTTCTAAATGCTGTTTAGTTCCATATCCTTGGTTTTTTTCAATTCCATAACGTTGACTTAATTGAGGATATTGTTCACATAATTCTTTAATATACTCGTCTCGCGCAACTTTTGCCAATATGGATGCAGCAGCAATGTGCGTATATTTATTATCACCACCTTCGACTGTTTGATGGGGTACACTGCGAAATTCTTCAGTTTCTTCGTTATAATAGGAATACGGTTTAAAATGGTTTCCATCAATCAACAAGAATACGTTTTCTTTGTTGATTTGTGACGATTGTTCTAATATATCTTTTACTACATTATGCATACCTTTATGAACAGATTCTCGAATATTAATATTATCAATAACATCACAATCTATATATTGAACTGACCATGCTATAGCATTTTCTTTAATATAATCAGACATTTCTTTTATTTTTTTCTTAGAATGAAACCTTTTTGAATCCTTCATAAGATCATGGCGAAAATCATTACCTTTAGGTAAAATTGTGCCCGCTACATACAAACGTCCAAATAGAGGTCCACGTCCTGCTTCATCCATACCCAATTCATATTTATAATCTGTTGTAAATTGTTGATTCAACATAGTTTCATTATAACACACATATTTGATTTATATCAATTTTGTAGTTACTAAACATAAAAATACTATTTAACTTTTGACTAATATTTTCGAACTATAGAATATATTAAATTTATGAAAGGAATAAGATTAACCCCTTTTTTACTATTTGTGATATTATTAGTTGTTTTAGTCATCGCAATGATTTTTGGTTATCGTTCGAATGATGTTTTAGAAAATATGCAATCAGACCAAGGTATGTGGAGTGTTACACAAAACGCATCAGTTGCTACATATGATTCTGGGACAGCATTGAATACTATCATAGCATCTAGTAGTAGTGATATTCCCGGTTATTATTTTGATCCTAAGACTGCCAATATTATTATTACCAACAATGTAGAAAATCCATCCTTTACTTTGATCACTAGAGATTCGGGGGGAACGCCTACAATCGTTACAAGTGAGTATACTTCGAAAAACACTAGTCCTGGCACGGATCCGGGATCGAATACTATTACATCCATGGCAACTCCATGGACTTACAATTCAAGTAATACATCTTTAGTATACTGTCCTTATCAAACAAACACCTTTGTTGCGTTAATTGACAACGGAACTGGAAATATATTAACTGTCTTTAAAAATGTTGAAGGTAGTTCTTATATTTTAGGTACTACTGATTTACAAGGCGGTGCGCAAGTTGGTATTGATACAAACGCAGATTTAAGTCTTTATTCGCGTCTAGGTGTTCCAACAAAAGATACAATTACAATGAGTGGTGCCAATATTAATGTTCAAAAAATTCAAGATAGTGTTTATTTTTCCAGCGAAAAGGGCGTTATTGTAGGAAAAAGTGGAGATTTTAATGATCAAAGTGTATCAAATGATTATAAAAAAGGCGTGTCTAAACAAAATAATGGGACAACTAGTGATCCTTCTACTATATTAGTATTGTCACTCATGATTGACACTACCCATGTATTAGTTGCAATTATAGTGAAAGTGGATGATAAATATCAAGTAGCGTCTTCTAATATTATTTCTCAATCACTTACCGAAACCAGTAATAGTGGGTCAGATGACTCTTTTTCTATAACATTAAATACTAGTGGTGATAATGGTACAACCACAAAAGGATCAGGAAATGGATCAAGTGGAACTGATGGATCAAGTGGAAATAATGGATCAAGTGGAAATAATGGATCAAGTGGAAATAATGGATCAAGTGGAAATGATAGTTGTTCCAAAGAAGAAACAAATAGTTTGTCAAAGGCAAACGAAGATGTGAAACCTAAATGCTCATCTAAGTCTTCTAAATCAAAGGAAAATGATCCGGAGTATATTCGCAAAACACAGGTAGTACCACCGGTTTGTCCCGCATGTCCTACAACCAATTGCCCTATTTCAGTAAATGAACAGGGTGAAATTGTAGATTGTACAGGAAAGAAGTTAGATTTAGGAGATGTTGGCGGACTTCAGGGTGCAAGTGGTTATAGTTCGTCGCCAGCAACTTACGGAGGAGCAATTGGCGAAACCGCAACTGCATTAGGTGATACTGCTCAAACCGGTTTACAGCAGGTTGGTGAGACTGCTCAAACTGGATTGAAAGAAGTGGGTGATACATTACAAACCGGATTACAAGTTGCTGCTCCCGCTTTAGAAAACACTGTAAATACTGCTGGTGATGTTTTAGAGAAGGGTTTAGACACTGCCGGAGGAGCGTTAGATAGTGCGATCGGCGGTGCTGAAAACATTGTCGGGCAGGTTGGTTCTGGATTAGGATCACTCGGAAAAGGTGCTGCCGATGTTGTAACAGGTGTGAGTTCTGATGTAACTGGATTAGCAAAAGACGTTGTAGGAGAAACCGGTGATTTAATTAGCGGCGCAGGTAGTGGTATAAAAGATCTTGCTGAAGGTCGTCAAGATTTGAAGTCCCAAGAAATGAAACAAAATACACTACAACAAGGACAGCAACAAGGACAGCAACAAGGACAAGGACAAGGACAAGGGCAAATGAGTTATGGTAATGATCAGCAAGGACAAGGGCAAATGGGTTATGGTAATGATCAGCAAGGACAAGGGGGGTATAATTATGGACAACCACAACAGTGTAATTACTGTCCTCAACCTGGACAAGGATATAGTTATCCTCGAGCATGTTCATCAAATTTTATGCCAATTACCAACGATTTTTCGCAATTTACATAAATACATATTATAAAAAATAATAATAATTCGTTCAATTATTAGTATTAAAAAAATTACTTAAAATAGTAAGTGTTGATTAATAGAATGGATAATCAAATAGAAACAATTCAACAAACCAAAAGTAATTATATTGATTATTCACATATATTACAACGCGATTCAATAAAACAAGAAATTACGTCTATTTTACACGCATTTGATACAAAATATAGCAATTTACAATATAAGAAGGGAATTTATATATACGGGTCCCCGGGAAGCGGAAAAAGTGAATTTGCGGTTAAATTATTAAAAGAGATTGGGTATGATGTAATAAAATACGACGCGGGAGATGTACGTAACAAATCGTTAATTGATAATATTACAAGTAATAATATTTCAAACAAAAACGTATTGGATATGATGCGTGGGAAAACTAAAAAAATAGCAATTGTTATGGATGAAATAGATGGTATGAATAATGGAGATAAAGGTGGAATTAATGCTCTTATTAAACTTATTCGTCAAAAAAAGACTCAAAAGCAAAAATTAGAAAATATGACATTAAATCCTATTATTTGTATTGGAAATTATTACATGGATAAAAAAATACGCGAATTAATGAAAGTATGTAATTGTTTCGAATTAAAAACACCAACAAATGAACAAATCGGACAATTATTGTATAAAATGATTCCAATGAATCATTTAACTCGTTATAAAGACGAGATGATTCATTATATTCAAGGAGATATACGTAAATTAAATTTTATCGAACAATTATATAAAAATAAATCGCATTTACTGGATCATCAGATTATACAAAATATTTTTCATACGAAAACATATAATGAAGATTCGAAACGATTGACATCTACACTGTTAAATACATATATTCCATTTCATGAACATAATATTCGTATGAATGACAATGACCGTACAATTATTGCTTTATTATGGCATGAAAATATAGTAGATTTAATAGACCATATTGATCAACCTTATCAATTTTCATTTTATATGAAATTACTTCATAATATTTGTTTTGCCGATCATATTGATCGCATTACATTTCAAAATCAAATTTGGATATTTAATGAAATCAGTTCGTTAATTAAAACATTTCATACTAATAAATTATACCACGATGCTCCGTTTGAAAAAAAAACTATACATCATGAAGATATACGTTTTACTAAGGTTTTAACCAAATATTCTACCGAATACAACAACCAATTATTTTTAACAAATTTATCTTTAGAATTAAATATGGATACAAAAGATCTTGTTGCCTTTTTCCAAGAATTACGCATAAAAATGGAAAAACAATGTGATGGAGATGTTTTAAATGACAATGAAAATATAAAATATATTGAACAATTATTTGAAGGATATGAAATATCGAAATTAGATATTAAGCGTATGTATCGATTTTTAGACAAAAATGTGAAAAAGGACGCAATTTTAGAAGAAGAATAATTTATGTGAGGTATTTTATTGGAAGAATATAAAAAAATATATACAACATATAGAAATGGGATTCAATAAAGTATTTGCCGAATATGTATGGATAGGTGGAAATAATGAACTACGATCTAAAGTTCGCGTTTTAGATAATGAAATTAATTATGTCAATGAACTTCCTATTTGGAATTTCGACGGAAGCTCAACAGACCAAGCCGAAGGAACTGACTCTGAAGTATTATTAGTTCCACGTGCGATTTTTAATGATCCAATTCGTGGGCGCCCACACATAATTGTTTTATGCGAAACAACTAGACCTGATGGTACTTTTTTGAAAAATAGTCATCGTCATTGGGCCAACGAACTGTTTGAACAAGCAAAATACGAAGAACCATGGTTCGGATTAGAACAAGAGTATTTTATGATTGATATGAAAACTGGTAAACCTCTGGGTTTAGAAAATGCGAAAGAACAAGGTCAATATTATTGTAGTGTTGGAGCAGCCAACGCATTTGGACGTGAACTTGCCGAAGACCATATGCGCGCTTGTGTGGATGCTGGTATTAAAATTAGTGGTATTAATGCCGAAGTTGCTCCTGGACAATGGGAATTTCAAATTGGTCCTTGTACCGGCATTGAAGAAGGTGACCATATGTGGATGGCACGATTTTTGTTAGACCGTATTGCCGAAAATTATGGAATCACAATTGATTACGAACCAAAACCTTTAGCTGGTGATTGGAATGGGTCTGGTTGTCACGCAAACTACAGTACCAAAAATATGCGCGAAGGAACTAACGGGACAACTGGTTTAGAATATATCGACGAAGCAATTAAAAAACTTTCACATAAACATATGGAGCACATGGAAAAATATGGAACTGGTAATGAAGAACGTATGACAGGAAAACATGAAACTGCTTCTTATGATATTTTTTCTCATGGGACTGCTAATCGTGGTGCTTCTATTCGCCGCGGAAATCAAACAGTGAAAGATGGAAAAGGTTATTTTGAAGATCGCCGTCCTAGTTCCAATTGTGATCCATATCTAGTTACAGGAATGTTATTCAAAACAACTATTGTAGACGAGTAATGGTAATAAACTTGGTAAAAAATTTTACATAACTATATATATATTATGAGCAATGATAATATATACACAAAGACTGGGTGTTCTATGTTTTCATCTATGGTTGCTACAAGTGTAGTTCATCCATTAGATATAATGAAAGTATCCAAACAATTAAATTATCCTATGTCTTATACGATTTCACATTTATATAAAGGATATTCGATTGGATTATTACGACAAGCAACATATTCTAGTCCGAATATGGTTATATATGGTGGATTATTAAACAAATATAAGGAAATATATGGATCGGAAGCAGAATACAAATATAAATTTATATTTGGTGCTATTTCAGGTGGATTAGGCGGTCTTGGAGGAAATCCATCCGAAGTATTATTTGTAAAAAAATTACAGGATAAAACCAACCAAACTATTTTTTCCTCGTCTAAAGAAATTATTCAGCAATATGGTTATGGTCATTTTTTAAATGGATACAAAGCAGCAATTCTAAGATCAGCCGTATATAATAGTATGCGTATGTCTCTTTATTCGGAAAGTAAAAACTATTTTCAAAATGTATTCCCAGATTTATCCGGAACAAGTTCTTTACATTTTCTTTCAGGGTCATTTAGTACAATAATCGCAATTGTTGTTAGTAATCCAATAGATGTAATGAAAGCGCGTTTACAAAAAGATGGAACAATCGGAGCAAACCAAATGATAAAACAAACATTTCAACATGAAGGCATTTCTGGATTTTATAAAGGACTACTTCCTAGTATTATGAAAAGTTTTCCTCATTCTATTATCTCTTTTATGGTTCTTGAAAAAATAACCAAATTAATCACCGGCAAAGAAGCATTATAGAGAGTTGACCATTCAAAATTGAATATTTTGTCTGTCCGACAATCAGAGAAGTATAAAATTGAAATAATTATAATAATATTTTGTATATCATACTATTATAATAAACTATGCTTTCGTTATTGAAACAACTCACCCTATTTAAACGTATATTTTCAAATGGAGATATACAAAGACCTCTAGGTCGTTGGTCGTTAGTTGACGATAGTCGAAAGGCTTATCGTAGATCTGAATTAGCAAACGAAGACCATTGTGGTACATGTGCAACATATGCTATGCGTCAAAGTGATAAAAATATCCAAAAAATTCATGTTCCTCTCGAAAAAAATCAAAAGAAATAGTATGTATTATATGTATAATGGTATTTTATAGAAAAAATCCTTTGGTTCTATTTATATATTTTTTTATTATTGCTTTCATTATCTATTTATTGTATTTATGGAAACACCAACAATACAAGGGTCGGGGTTATTGTAATATAAATAACGAATATATTTATCCTGAACAATATTCTAATTTTATCGATTATGATGATTGCCAGAATATTATAAAAACTGCTACACCCCTATTTAGTGAAAGTCAACTAGTAAGCGGAGGAACCGAAAATATAAGGAAAAGTCAAACAGCATGGTTACCTAAAGATGATCCTGTAGTTGAAAAAATTATTCGCAAAACATGTGCTATTACAAATATTCCATTCGAGCATGCCGAAAAATTACAAGTAGTTAAATACCAACCAGGTGGATTTTATAACGCACATTATGATGCTTCTTGTGACGATAAAAAAGAATGTGTCGAATTTGAGAAAAATGGGGGTCAACGGATCGTTACACTTATCATTTATTTAAATGATGACTATGAAGGAGGAGAGACCGAATTTCCGAATTTAAATAAAAAATATAAACTTAACAATGGAGGTGCGCTACTGTTTTATTCTTTGGAAAAAAATGGAAATCTATGTCATCCTTTATCATTACATTCCGGAACACCAGTAAAAAGTGGCGAAAAATATATTGCAAATGTTTGGTTGCGTGAGAAACCTTATCAAGTGCTATAAGAAAAATTTTGTCCATTCATTGCGTCGTTCATTTGTTTTTGTAATGCCGCACTTTCTAATTCTTTTACTTTGTTTACTAAGAATTTAATTTGGTTCTGTTGTTGTGTCAGCATTTGGACAATTTCTTGCGGTGTCAATGGACGTTTCCCTTGACCAGGAACTTCTATCATAATCGACGCACTCTTATTTGTGGATTGTTGTTGCATCATTTTCTCGCGTTTATCACGAATTTCATTCAATTGTTGTATAACATCCGGTTTGTTTTCAGGCGTTCCGGGTAAATAATTTTCTAACAATTCATCTATTTCTTTCATGAAAAAATTGTATATGGGTTCTTCATTTTCTTGTCTAATAAAATCACGCACTTGTTTACTCGATTCTTTGAAATATTTCGGATCCGAATTTTGTAACATGTTTTTTTTATCAAAACTGTTATGATGATGGGAAAATACTAAAATGGTTTTCATCGGATCCAATTGAACAAATGGAATTGTATAATCTTTCAAAAAAGAACGCTCTTCCGCAAGAGCAGCATTATCATCATATTTTGTATGTTCTAATAATATTTTTTTAAACGCAAATGTTCCAGCAGTTGCGTGAGTATCTCCAAATGGTCCGCTTTGATACATCTTATCGATGTGCTTAAAATAAACATATAATTCACTTGATCCGGCACACAGAGCAGTCGGATTTGCCAATAATGTTTCGACACAATGTTCTACTCGTTGAGGTGGGTAATAATCGTCGTCGTCCATGTATACGACAATGGATCCATTTACATATTTATGCATAAAATTTCTCTTTTCACCCAATTTCATTTTCTTTTTAACTTTGAAATAACGAATTTGCGGAAGATTGGATTGTTTAATTAAATCTTCTATTTTATCTGTTCCATCATCCACTATAATCCATTCCATTTTATCCCTTGGATATGTTTGATGACGAAAACATTCAAACATTGATTCTATGAAAGGGCGTCTATTGTAAGTTGGGGTACATATAGAAACGAATGGTTGTTCTTCACTCATATTTTGTATTTTTTGTACAATTAGGTTTATGTCGTTTTTATTAATCTATATATTACAATATTGTTTTTTAAATTATTTAAACCTAATTCGAGTAGTATTAATATTATGAAATGTCATCGCTATTTACCCAAACATTATCAATTTTTTGATGTGTCTCTGCGCGATGGTCTTCAAACATGGAAACGTATTCCTACAACACAAGAGAAAAAAAACATATTACACAATATTGTGAAAAGCACTTCCAGTCAAAAAATAGAAGTGGGATCAATTGTATCAAAAAAGGTGTTAGCACAGTTTGAAGATAGTGTAGAATTATATCACTATTGTAAAAAAACTTATCCAACTATTTCTCCGTTTGTTTTAATTCCTAGTCTAAAAATGCAACAAATCGCACTAGACCATAAAATACATAACATGAGTTTCATTAGTTCTGTGTCCGAAAGTTTTCAAAAGAAAAATACCAAAATGGATTTATTCCAAACGAAAAAACAACTGGCGTTCATGTTTGAAAATTGTCCGGGAACTTCGAAACTATATGTTTCTTGTATTAATGAATGTCCCATTTCGGGCATTATGGAAAATAAAGACATTGTAAAAGAACTTATGGAATATCTTGTTATGCCAGTAGACGAGGTCTGTATATCAGATACATGTGGCACATTAACAAAAGAACGGTTTGATCCTGTATTGAAACAGTTGATCCCATTCATGAGAAGAGAACAAATACCAATGTCAAAATTGTCTCTTCATTTACATAAACATGTTGTTCCCGGGGAAACACAAAAATTAATTTTTTATTGTCGAGAAAATATGATTTATAATTTCGATGTTTCATGTGTAGAAGGAGGGGGGTGTTCTGTAACCATGGATGAAAATCAGATCAATGGCAATGTTTCTTATGATGATTTTAATTTTTGATTTGAATTGATCTCCAATAACCATTTTTTAATATTCTCATTATTATTTTCACTAGCATTACAATATGCTTCATTAATAATAGTAATACGTTCGCTAATATAATCGGATAATTGATTGAATATAAATTTAACAAGATCTAAATTACCAGTATAACAACTTAATACGAACATATCACATATGACGCATCTATTTTTAAAACTTGTTAAGAATGGTTCTTCCGCAAATAACCACTCCACCACTTTCAAATGTCCGTTTTCACACGCCATCAAGAAGGCATCATTAGACGTAATTTCGTCTGCTTTATACTCATATTTTATCATATCTACGTCTATTTCAGAGTCTAACTCGATTAACCATTCCTTTAATGTTTCTTTGTTATTCTTATGAGTTTTCCAATATACATAACTCATTTCAATATTGCTTGTATCTAATGAGTTTCCAAATGTTGCGATTAATTCATCTAGATTACCATCACAACATAGTTGGTAAAATGTAAGTATTGATTCTTCATCCATATTTGTAATAATTATGAACATTGTCTATTTAAATAGACCAATTCAATTTTATAATATATTAATTATTTGAAATAATATATTATATGAATGGTTTTCTTATTCATTCTTCTGTCTTGGTTTCTTCCGTCTTGGTTTCTTCTGGTTTGGGTTTTTCTTCTGTATTAGGTTTTTCTTCTTCTTTTTCTGTCGCGTCTTCTGTCTTGGATTCTTCTTCTGTCTTGGATTCTTCTTCCGTCTTGGATTCTTCTTCTGTCGCGTCTTCTTCTTTTTCGGTCGCGTCTTCTTCTTTTTCGGTCGCGTCTTCTGCTGATTTGGATTCTTGTTTTTCTATTTTTCGTTTCAACGCCTTTGTTTTCGTTTTCGATATAACTGGAGCACTAGTATCTCCCCGCGCACTTGCCATACGTGATCGAGCAGTTTGATTTAACATAGAACTATCTGTTTTCATGGATGTTTCCATGTTATTTAATAATTTCCATTTATTATACAAAAACATACTCAATAAGATAATCAGTAAAATATTAATCAGTATTAACCAAGCAAATAAATTTTTAAACACAGAACTTAGGTTCGTTGCTTGAAAAACACTTGTTCCCACTTTTCCTTCAGTCGCACTTGTCCATTCTTTTCTATATATACCAATTCCACCAAGAAGTGTTAGAAGAATAATTACTTCAAACATATTTGTGGAAAAGAAATTCACACCTTTTCCTAATATATCAATAATCCATTGAAACGTTTCTTTGAACCACATTAATGACATAAAGGGTGAGTTAGGTTTACATGGTTCTGGAGTTAAATCTGGAGATATTGAGTCTAATGAATCGGAAATACCTGCGTATATTTCAAACATACCAAACCCTTCATAAAATAATACTCCACAAAATGTATATGTAACCAAATAACCGGTAAGCAATACCATGCTCATAGGTATATTTACAGCAAAGATCCACATATAATAACCAATAAATGCTAATATAAACAAAACAATGGAAAAGAACAATGTCCATACTCCTCCCTGCATAGCGTCAACTATTAATTTTGTCATTTCCAAATTTCCATCATCCATACCGCCAAAAAACCACGATGATGAAAAATACATAATTACAATAATATTAAATAAGGATAATATTGACATAGTTGTGGTTCCATTCATCGCAGAGAAAAAATCTTGTAACAACACTGTTTGAAAATTATATTCCACCAATACATAAAATATTAAAAACATAAGAATCATAATCACACTTGTATAAAGTCCAAATCGTTCATGCGTTTTTATAATGGATAAAGATAAAAGACCTTTGTTGAATAATTCAAGTGGTTTTAACGCAGGTCCGAAGAATCCATAAAAATATTTACTTACCTTTCGTAATTCTCCAAATTCTAATTTATAACGAACATCGTCATCCTCTTCTAAAAAGAAAATGATATAATACCAGTTATATACAAAATACCAAACCAATAACAGTGTAACAAATTTCTGGGTTTGGTCTTGAAAAATATCTATTTCTTTTTGAGTGGCAGTATTTTGTGTTAATGCGTTTGCCATTCGATCAACACATTGTGTTACATATTTGTTTGCTTTTAACATAAAAAGTTTTATTTTTATTCGTATTATTTGTAGTTTTTTACCAATTATGATAAGAAAATTAGCAAATATTTTTACGACTGAAGTTACAGATTCACTTGCCGCGTCAATTGTTTTCTGTAATCCACCTGTGTTTTCTTTTACAGAACTACTAACATTCGCAGCAGCATCTTTTGCTCCACTTGTCTTACTTGAAGATGCACTAGCCATACTCGACGCCATGCCACTAGGATCTTGTAACATTGATAAACTATCCACGGAACTACCTAGTTGGTTTGTTAATGAATCAATTGAATTATCAATACCATCTTTATTATAAGCACTTCCTGCGCGAGTTGATAGTCGATCTAATTCCTTTTTTACACCGCTTTCCTGATCCTTTGTTTTTTCTTGGTCCAACATTTCAGGTGTTTTTTTCTTATCTACTTTTCTTTTCACATCTTCTAAATATTCATTTACATGAAATCCTTCTACTACATTCGACATTTGTGGTCGATCATATAAATCTTCAAATTCAGGAATATTTTTTGGATTTTCGCGTTTCTTAATAATTTTTTTCATTTTTTTTTTCATTGCCGAAACCATTATATCGTCATTTGATACAACTTCTTCCTTATTTTTATGATCCCATGATTTTTTCCACGATGACATATTCTATTGTATATTTGGTATATAATAGAATATGATAAATAACCCAATTATTCGAACACACTCTTAACGTGCATATGTCAATCCGCAACTTCCACTTACAAATGATAATATATTAAGACGCTCTTCAAATACATGTAAGTTATAATTATATACATAAAGCGCCCATGACGGTTTAGACGATACAGTTAGGGGAACACCACTATCGTCACAGTCTATACTTACTGTTGCTCCATCAACATCAATCGGCGGACTATATGTATTAAACTCGAACTCAATGTCTTTAAATCGCCCAGTATTTACTGCTCCAGAGGGTTGATATTCAAATGGACTTGTATTTAAACAAAAGTTATAGCAATATAACCCTTCTTCAGCAAAACCTCGGGTGCGAGTATATTTTTCAACATAATCGTAAATTCCACGAGGCATAGAAATTTCGCGATAATCTGGTCCAAATAATAGTCCAAATGTTTCTAAAATAGGACGATTGTTTTCCGAACTATAATCGCCTGTAATATACAAATTACTTGTATTATCTAATTGTATATTCGATGGAATATGGTTTTTGTAAGGCCAATTTGTATAATTCGACCATTCATTTCGCATAAAAGCGTCGTTTCTTTGAAAATACCACATCCAATCGGCAACCATACCCGTTGTAGATTGTAATTTTACACGATTCGAACCAACTACATTCAAAAAATCATATTCGTGTATTTCTTTTACTAAATAGATTTGATCTTGCGCGGCAAATTTTTTCTGCTCTTCTTCTGACAAAAAACAGTATGTGGACATCAGATGAACATCGGCATTCCATGTATTCAATTTATTCGAATAATTTCCACTTGTTAGATCAGTTGAAGGTGGGGTTTGTAAAAAACGATACATTTGGAATTGATCAGCACCCGGATTAATTTGAATATATGGGAACCCATCAGCACTATTAAATACATCTCTTACTTGAAAAAGATGATACATGGGTCTTAATGTCACATTGATCGTTAATTCCTGATATTGAAGTGCGATTAAAGGAAATGCGCATCGATTATCTAAAGTAAACCATGTATTTAATGGAATATATAACTGTCTTCCACGAATAGACGGTTCGGCACCACTTGCGTTAGTAGTATGTTTTGCTGATGGATATGTGTTTGTTTTATAAGGTGATGTAAATGTGCGATGTGGATTGTTTCCGGGATCGTTTAGTTCAGGTACATTTCCGGTCATGGCGTCAAACAATTCCTTTTTCTCTTTTGTAAAATCACGACTTACCATTGCTCGCAAATATTGTCCCGAATATTTTTGAATAAGTTGTGAACCACCAATAATTTCAATTTCTTCAATCAATTGAGCACCTAAATTTTCAATCCATTTAAAATCATAGGGTGAATATTGATTATTTGTGTAATAAGGACTAGTTGTATCTGAATTTGCTTCCCATATCGGACTCCAAATATCAGGCAAATTCAAAACCAAATAAGTGTCCATTAATAAATCACCATAACGTTTCATTTTAAACGTGAATTTAGAAGATTCAGTTAATCGTAATTCACGTTGTCCATCAAAGTCCAAACGAAATTTTTGAAGTCCAAAATTCGTATATTTAGAATAAGTCACTTTGAAAAATGTTTTCGATGGGTTTCCTGTTAAAAACAAATTAGCATTCCCTACAGAAATTATATTTAATAGACCCCCGGGCATTTTAATATATAGTAAATGTCTATATTTTTTAATTACTTTATCTACGTTTTATATAATAGAATGTCAAACCTTCTACAAAATATGATTGATTATACTTTAATTATAGGAGCATTAATATTAGTCGTGTATTTCATGTATTCCATGATTACAAAAAATAAAGACAATGATCCTACGTCTAAACCCCTCCCGTATGAAGATACTCCCAATTCCACACAGCGTGCGCAATTAAGTAAAATAGAAGGGACCACAAATACATCTGCTATTAAAAATGCCAGTTTTAGTGCTTCAGATGATAATGCGTTACGTAATTTTGTGATTAAGTCATCGTCCAATAGTGCTTACACAAATGGATTTATGAATTTGAATATGATAAAATACGTATTATCAAAGGGTTGTCGGTTCTTGGACTTCGAGATATATATGAAAGACAATATTCCTATTGTTGCATATAGTACTAACAAACAATCTTTAGAAACATTTACGTCTGAAGCACCAGCCGTTTCGTTTTCGGGCGTTTGCTCTACTATTTTATCAAATGCTTTTTCCGAAATATCTCCTAATTCAGAAGACCCTCTGTTTTTACATTTACGCATCAAGACATATGATTCAACTGCTTACTCTAAGATTGCTCAAATTATAAAGGGGGGTCTTGGACCCAAATTATATACCGAAAGCGACGGAAGTGCCGTTCCTGTAAATTTAGATAGTCAAGTGACTGATTTTCTTGGCAAAATCGTAGTCATAGTTGACCAACATTCTTCCCCTGGATTTCAAAATTATGCCACATGTGCTCCTGATAATACCGACTGCTATAGTTTAACAAATGTCATTAATTTAGTCAGTAATTCTCAAACGGTTAGAACATACAGTCAAAGTGATCTCACATACCAACCGATTAATCCGCCAGATCCGGGAGTATACTTATTTAGAATTGTTTTTCCAAACACATCTTTTTGGGGGGCAAGTAAAAATTCAGATACTGATTATTTAATACGACAGTATGGTGTTCAAGTAGTTGCCCAAGCATTTTACGTAAACGATTCGAATTTACGCGTGTATGAAGAGATCTTTGCCAAAAAGAAGAGCGCATTTTTGCGGATCGAAAATGTAGTAAACGTATACGAATAATTTTATATAATACTTTTTTATGGTTATTATATAAATGGGAAAAAATAAAACAAAAAAAAAGACATTTATGAAAAATACATCCAAGACAAAATTCATTCCGACTGAATGTGCAAATAATATGTCTTTTGATGATTGCGAATTAGCAATATTGCGTCAAGCAGTAGACAGCAATGAAAAAATTTCGGGTCAAAAACTCGCGTCCAGTGATGAAATCAAGAAAATGATTGAAATTGTGGAAAACTTCTTGAAAACGAAGAAACTTTTGTGTTACGGTGGAACGGCAATTAATAATATTTTGCCCAAACACGCACAATTTTATAATAAAGACTATGAAATACCCGATTATGATTTTTATTCTGACAACGCGTTAGACCATGCCAAAGAACTAGCTGATATTTATTATAAGGAAGGGTATGAACAAGTAGAAGCCAAATCGGGTGTTCATGATGGTACATATAAAGTTTTTGTCAATTTTATTCCGATGGCCGATATTACGAGTCTTCATAAAGAATTATTTGATTCATTATCCAAAGAATGTATTTCAGTGGGGGGAATTAAATATGTGCCACCGAACTTTTTACGCATGGGTATGTATTTAGAATTATCTCGTCCAGCAGGCGACATTAGTCGTTGGGAAAAAGTTTTGAAACGCCTGAATTTATTAAATAAACATCATCCTATGAAAATCCAATATGACTGTGAAAAGGTGGATTTTTTACGAAAAATGGATGAAACCAAAAATGATTCTGAAAAAATCTATTTTATTATGCGCGATACGTTTATTGATTTAGGAGTAGTTTTCTTTGGTGGTTATGCCGCAAGTCTATACTCTCGACACATGTCCAAGAAAGATAAACAATTTATAGATAAAATACCCGATTTTGATGTACTTGCTGAAAATCCTAAGGAATGTTCGACCATTATTGTGGAACGTCTAGAAGACGCAGGATATAAAAACGTAAAGGTTATTGAACATGATCCTATTGGCGAAATCATTCCCGAACATATTGAAATTAGATACAAGAACGAAATTTTGGGATTTATTTATAAACCTATTGCTTGTCACAATTATAATGTTTTGAAAGTCCAAGAAAAGGAAATAAATGTTGGCACAATTGATACAATTATGAGTTTTTATTTGGCGTTTACTTATGCAAAAACAGACTATTATTACGTGGATCGTATTCTATGTATGTCCAAGTATTTATTTGAATTGGAACAGCGTAATCGTTTGTCACAGCGCGGATTGTTGAAACGGTTCGGACCAAAATGTATTGGGAAACAAGAAACTATGGAAAATATTCGTGCAAAGAAAACAACAAGGTTCCTTGAACTTCAAAAGAAAAGAGGATCTAAAGAATATGAAAAATATTTCCTCAAATATAGTCCAGGGGAGTTGAAAAAAGAAAAACCAGATAAATCCGTAAAAGAAGAGTCCAAGAAAGAAATAAAAGAAAAATCCGTAAAAGAAGAGTCCAAGAAAGAAATAAAAGGCAAATCTTCAAACAAAACAGCAAAAAAACGACGTCTTAGTTTTCGCAATTTATTAAGAGGATTTTAAATATTTTATCAAACAGGCACTTCTTTATCTTTAGATTTCCTTACAATTTCGGATACACCCAAAGTCCCTATTCGTTGACAATGAGGGCATTTACAATATCCATTCCCTCCTCTATACGTTTCTTCGCAATATGCGTGTAAATGAATATTACAACGCATACATTGAACTAATTCAATATGATCGACTTCATCCCAGCAAATTAGACAGTTTTGGTTTTCATTAACAATGTTATTGGAATGTATATTACCCATTTTATTCGTGTTATTATTGCTATTCATAACATGAACATAGTTTGTTCAATTTTATATGAACAATATATAAAATTGATTTTGTTATATTATTATATAGATATATAACATAACCCAAGATAAAATGGAATTATTATACGGGTGGTACTCTAAAACGCAATACAAAAATAAATGTCGGGATTGTGATTCACCAAAGAAAAAGGGCGACAGAATATTCTATATAAATGATAAAGATGATGAAGTAGAAGTCACGGAAATAAAACGTGATAACGGACCTAGTCTATTTAAAGATGCTGTATTTATAGGTATTGTGAAGAAATTCTCTCATTGTGTAAGACCCAATGACATATCATAAATAGTATATTCGCGGATATTGTATTTTTTATTATTTTCATACATGTAAAAGTATATAAAATTGATTTTTATTATTATGTAATTCAAAATCGTAATAAAAGACAACTTAAAATGGAATCATTACTTCGCAGTGCTATTGAATCATCCCATGATGCGAAAATTACTAACAGTGATAAACGGACGTTTAAACTGGCACACCGTGTAAATTGTAACGGGGAAGTAGTAAAAAACACCTATATTAAAGATCAACTTGAAACTATTATGAAAAAAATGAATATTCAAGATTACAATATTGAGAAGGTTGATACTTCATACGAATTTGGGTATGAATTAACGATTGATGAAAAAAATTATATTAAAATGTATAAAAGCATTTCTTCATCGTAATGTTATTTTATCATCCCAACAGCAAATAGCTGTTTGAATTTTATTATCAATTTCAAAATGTAATGCGTAATATACATTTTCTTCATCGTCGCCCTGTGAAAATTTCACTTTTTTTACTAATTTTCCCTGTTGTTTGTTTTTCAATAAACATATCTGATTAATTTCTAAATCTTCGGCATTTATCATCATATAAACTATGATGATAAAAATACTTATTCGATACATTTAAAATTGTTTAATGTTTATCTCGATTCGCATTTTAAATGATTCTATTTTAATATCATTCCTATACCAATTCCAAAAAAAAATAAGGCCCAAGTTTCATGATTATCAATATCCGATATTTGTACAAATTTGTCCAAAGTACTGAAATCCTTATTATTTTTGTGTTTTTTGTAGTGATGTAAAATAATTAAAATACCAATATAAAAAGGAATATTTCTCTTATAATTTTTCATATAACCTATGATGATAAAAATACTTATTCAATACATTATAAACGGTCAAAGTTCTATATTTTCATTTTCTGACATAGGTTGCTTTTCATTTTCGCCCAATTGACAACACTCGCACTCAAAAAGTATAAAACATGCGCATGTTATAATAATTACAACTCCGACTATCAAAAATATTTCTCCTGCCATTACAACTATAATAGTCTAATTATTTTAAGTTGATTTACAAATTACTTAATTTGTTTGAAATAGTGTTCATTGAATAAAACAAACTTCCAAACGAAATACTTTTAAAAATGAGTCCCATCATATTAAAATTTCCATCTTCATTGTATATTTTCAAAAAAGTCAAATGTTTTCGCATAAATGTAGAGACAATCGGCATCGAAAATAAGAAATACAATACCGCAACTAAAATAGGTACTTGAAAATCGTTAATAGCTTCATGTGCGGTTTCCTGCCTATATTTTTTCTGTTTATGTAATTTCAATTCTTCTTCATTCGCATTTTCATAATCTCGAATATAATCAGAAGTTAATTTCACACTTGGTATGTGGTTTGGTTTAATTTCACTGTCTTGTTGGTATCCAAGAGTATCCATGGGTATATCACGTGACGGCAAACCTTGTTGGGGCATATTTTCAACATTATAATTTTCTTCCGGTACAGCATTTTGAGTGCGTTGTGGCGAAGATTCGGGCAAGGGTAGTCCCTCAGGTGTTACTTGAGGTGTTCCATATGGATTTGGATGTAAATTTATGGGTTGGTAATTTATTTGATCCTCGCCCATTTGTGACTGTTGTTGCTGTGTATATTGCGCTTGTCCTGAAACCTGTCCATAAAATTCGTTTGAAATTTGCTGTGTAGAAACGGGTAAATTTTGGTTTGGTTCTTGGACATGAGATACTTGAGGTACTTGAGGTATTTGTACTGATGGACGTAAATTCTGTATTCCGGATGATTGAGGTAATTCAGCAATACTTGTAGTGGATTTTTCCATAAAAAAACTATATAATAGTACACATTTAATGTTACTATTATAATCGCATTATTCGATATCAACGATCTTTTTATTTTTATCACATGGCATTGAGTTCGGACTATATTTGAAACATTTTTCACCGTGTTTGTAAATTTTTCCGTCAATATCTCCTAAAATAGGTCCCTTGAATGTTAAACAATTCTTATCTTTACATGTTTTACGAAAAATAGTTGCTAATCCAAACCCTAACATGATAGAAATAATAATTTTACCGGAAGATGTATTTAGTAATCGTTTAAAGTTCATATATATAAACCCACTATTTTATGATCAATCAAAAAAATTATCCTTGAATTGGTATTTTTTCAATATTCATAGGATTTCTTGGACATGAGACTTCTTCCTGTTCAAAAGCAAAACATTGGTCTGCTTTGTCTCTGTATAACATGAGTTCCACATTTTCAGGTGTGGGATAAATATAAATGGTACGAGTTGTATCTGTAGTCAGATATACAACGAATATACCAATTGCTAAACTAATCATAAAAATACGGATACTAATATATTTCGTTAATTTTACCATTCTATAAATAAGTAGCATACTATTTATTTATGGAAATTAATGTTTTTTCGAAGAACGCTTTCTTTTGTTCTTGGACTTTCTTCTTTTATGTTTGGCAGTTTTCTTATTTTTTCGTTTGGTTCTTCTTTTCCCTCCCTTACTTTTCAACCATGAATCTTCTAATAAATCCTTGGCACTTAATGTCAAATAGGAATCTCTTAGTATCACTTTATTATTTTCAATGGAAACAGTCTCAAAAATACGTCTCAAGAAAGCAACACATTCTGGGGAAAATCCGGTTGTGAAATCGGGCAGTGTAGTTTCTAATATTTCTTCATATGCTTTTTCGGTAGGTACTAAAACATCGGCATTATAATCATAATAATTTCTTGGAACTACATTTGGATTATGCGGAAACTTGGAAAACAAATAATCCCTTTCTGTAGTCATTTCGTATGTTATAAAAATAAGTTTCATTAGTGTTATTCCTAAACTCCATAAATCATCCATTGCGTTTGGACTATTTAATTTATGTGTTTTTTCTAAACGAACTCTATGAAGTTTTGCTGGTGATATATATCCAGGTGTTCCAAAATACTTAGACGATAATAGATCTTTTTCAGGACCTTGAGATTGTAATGCTGCTCCAAAATCAATTAATTTTATATCACTTACATTTTCTACATCATTGTACATGATGTTTTCAGGTTTTAAATCCAAGTGATAAATTTTGTGTTCATGTAAACAATGGAGTGCTTCCAATGTTTGTTTGGTGATATTTTTCAATTGTTGTTCGGTAATTGATTTTTGAGCACCATCCAATTCACTCATTTTATCAAACAAATCCATTTTACATTTTTCTAAAATTGCGTATACACTTCTATTGTAACTTTGTTCATCGTCATAAATACCAAAATCATATACTTTGGCAATATAGGGACAATCATAGCCTCCGTCCTTATTGGATTTGGAAACGCGCGTTTGATAAACGAGACCGTTTTGTTCTTGTTTGACCGTTTTATAGTCAGTGCGGTCTTTCCTTAATAAACGTAATACAATAGGGTTATTTTCATCATAAGTAATATCATAGACTTTATTAAATTGACCTTCTCCTAATAGTTCAACACTTGATGTGTTAATTTTTTCAACGTCTATGCCAACTTCGTTTAATGGTTTACACAAAAGTGTATTACATTTATCTGTAACACAACTTGGCATGGGATCAAATTGAAAGGATTTTATTTCATTATTACAGTTTGATTCTAAGGTAAGATGTTTTATTTTAAATTTTGATGTAGTTGAATCCTGTTTTTCAGATTCTGGATTTTCTAAAACAACCATCTTATATATTGACTAAATATAAAATGATATTATTACTTATGCTGATTCTTGGACCTGTTCCTTTTGCGATTGTTTCTTCGCCTTTTTCTTGGCACGTTTTTTCTGACTCGCACTTAATACATTTGGATCTTTTTCATTAGGTTCATTCATTAATTCTTCCATTAATTTCGGGTTTGCAGCCATATATTCATTGTATTCGCGCTCTTTACGTATACGAAGCGCTTTTTCTTCCAATTGTTTCACAACTTCATCTTGTTTCTTTGCTAAGGCGCGCGCCTTCAAACGCTCTTTCAATGTTGCGTGCTTTTGTGCCTGACTCATTTTATTCGCATCAACTCGAGTATCCTTTGGCATATTCATCTTTCCCATCATTGATTTAAACATATCGCCCATACCTCCCAATCCACCCATACCTCCCAATCCACCCATACCTTCCAATCCACCCATGCCTCCCAATCCGGCTAATCCCCCTAATCCTTCCATGCCGCCAAATGCACCTCCCATGTCCTTCATTTTACTCATCATCTCATTTGCTTCATTCATTAGATCTTCCTTGGAAATTTCACCAGATTCCATTTTACTCGTTAATTTGTTTTTAACAGAATTAATAATATTACCCATTTGGTCAGGGTTTTGCATAAGTTTAGATAAGACGTCTTTTGTCGAAGTTACGCCTTCCATATCTTTACCTAACGATTCTGCTAAATCATTTCCCATATCATCAGCTAATTCTTTTGCCAATTGTCCAATTTTACCATTAAATAATGACTGTAAATGGTCATTTAATTCATCCATCTTAGGAATATTGGGCATTTTGGGTTCACTTGGTTCATTACCATCTTGTCCTTCCGTTTGTTTTTCCTTGAGGTTTTCCTCGAAAAAATTAGTAATATTTCCTAAAACACCTTCCAATTGGTTTTGTAAATCGTCTACATTCAAATCATCGAACATTTTCATAGCATCTCCGAAATTTAATTTATCTTGAAGTGATTTCACCACAATAAGCAACACTATCTGTAAATATTTCCAAATCGATTCGCGAATTTTATCACTAACGCCTTCACCATTATATAGCATCTTAAAATCTACACCAGGTAGAAATTCCACATTGATAGATCCACTTTCCTCAAATATATGGGTCTTTTGATTCAAAATATCAAAAAAACGCTCAGGATACACTTTCAGACAATGATCAAATAATTGTTGAAACTCATCCTCATTTGTATTTGAGTCACTCCACTTTTTCCATAAATGGGAATATTCCGGAAAAGTTGGACTCAAATCATTGGTAAAATCAACAATCGAAGTACGAAATTCATCACTAAACTTGGGGCTCTGATTCTCTTCAACCATAATAATTTATGATAATATTTAGATTAACGAATTTAAACCCTTTTTATCAATTATAAGTTTTTTAGATTAATAACTATATAAATATGGATATTAATAATATGTAAATGTGGTTACAATATGGATTATTATTTGCGTTGTTTGTGGGGTCATTTTCTATAAGTAATTATAACGATCATACAAATGATCCGATTCGATTTCATCATAATTTTTGCGAATCAAGATTACAAAACAATGACCCACCTGAAATATATAATGCGTTTACTTCATTAGTAATAAGTACGGTTCCATTTATTGTCGGATTCCCAAATTACCAACCCTTTACAAATGTTGCGTATTATCTCATATTGAATGGATTCGGAAGTTTCTATTATCATTATTATTTAACATGGTTAGGAAAACAAGCGGACGAAATACCCATGATATTGGCTAATTATTTTGCCTTATATGGACTTATTCAATTGTATTATCATAAAGGGAAACGAAAAAAATACCACGTTTGGAATTTACTTTATATGTACGGATTTTTCACAATAAATAGTGTCATTCGATTTGATCAATATTTTGCGATTCTATTTGCTATTTACCTGGGACCTACGATTTATTATATTCGAGAAATTGCTCTTCGACATAAATTACCTTATATACGTTATTTGGCAGTGTCATCTTTCGGGGCATCTTGTTGGATTATTTCGGAAGCATATTGTAACGAATATACTGTATTTGGTCATGTTATGTGGCATATTTTTTTTCCTTTGGGGTTTTATCAAATTTTAATGTCATATGATGATCTTTATTATAAATTACGAACCTATAATTTGACACATAGTACTGGATAAATATCATATACATTTGACCCGTTTGAGAAGTAGCGCCCGTTTTCCACTTGATATATGTGTTGTATGGAAATCATCGAAATTTCGCTTTATTATTTCTCCGTCGTGATTTATGTATATGAGAGTTCTTATATTAAAGTCCTTCATTTTCATAAAGCAATCTATACATGGTGCGGAGCACGCCAATTCACCATTTATAGTGACTCTTGCTATATATAAAGATATTTTCTTTGTTATATTTTGCTTTAAACATTTGCGAAGTACATCCATTTCAGCATGGCAAGAACAACTTTTTTCAATCATACCATCTTTAGAATATGTTCGGTAATTATTATAACCACGCGCAACTGCTTTTCCGGACACTACCGCAACACATCCAAGTCTTGCACGCAAATGTGATTTTTCGGCTTCGGAAACAGCCAAAGATATGTACTTTGCGTCGGTATTTGTATGTTTTATCATATTGATATATTTTCTATGCCAGTGCCAGTGCCAATGCCAGTCCTTGATATTTTTCTTTATATAAATATCAATATTTATATTATAAAATCAATTTTATTGATGTAGATCGTCTATACGACCATGGGTGAACAAAATAAAATTGTAATAATAACATCGTCCACAAAGATTCTGTTTTACATTTTTACAATAATTTAACTGTTTGCTATAAGAATATTTATTACATCGTTCACATTCATGTATGTCATATTTGTAACAATCTTTACATAATATGGAATCACAATCATCTTTATGAAACCACGACAATGGTAGTATTTTGGAACATAAATCACAACTGCGCATTGTGTTACAATCATGACATAGTAATTTATTTACATCAAACCAGTCTGTTTTTAAATTACTAATATGAAATTTATATCTACACTTTGAACAACTGTATATAAAAATATGTGAATTATCCATATAGTATACTTACTTAAATATATGTAAAAAATTATGTAACGAACTACGATTGTCCCCTAATTCTAAATTCAATTCGGTAATATCCATATTGACCATTTTATTGCTATTCATAATATTACGCAAGACCTTTTTTATGGGTTTCAATAATATTCCATTTTCTACAGGTGTTCCGGTTGCCGACATAATAGACGGATCCATACAATCAACGTCAAAAGATAAATGGAATGTTTCATTGTCAATAAAATCTTGTATAGTTTGTATGACTTTTGTCGGATTCTTATTCACCTCTTCACTGGTAATTTGTTCAATATTACATGTATTCAATATATTTTTCTCATAATGGTCAATGTCGCGCAATCCAACATAAAGCAAATTTTGAAAAGGCAATGTGTTTTTTATAAAAGAAAACCCTTCATATTCGTCCAATCCTGTTAAAAAACCTAAAGGCATTCCATGAACATTTTGTGTCTCTGAACTATAACTTGTATTTATATCCGGATGCGCATCAAACCAAATAACTTTTGAATCTGGATATTTGTTCAAAGTATAGGCCACTGTTGCTAAAGACATGGAATGATCTCCGCCAATATTAGTACGTTGTCCAAATATTTTTTGATTTTTTTGATATAGACGATGTAAATTCGATTCTAAACTACCATTACAATTTACGGTAGTTGTATTCTTTAATTTCATAAATTCTTTCAATAAAACAGGACTATGTTCAACACCATGTTTGAGTTGCCCTAACATATTAGGAAACAAAATATGTTTCATTGTTATAAAAACAAAAATACAGTTTAAGTTGTTTTGTTTTATTTTTTTCCGTAAAATGATTGGGTATGCTTCTTTTTCTTGTGTTTTACGTATTAACGTTTTTTAAAATACATTACAGTATTAATATTCCGATGAAAAGTTGGACATAATTTTTTTAACCATTCAATTTCTCGTTGTGTTAGATGCGTAATTGGCATTGTTGTTTGTGGTTTTGATATTTTTTTTGATTGTTTTTTTGATTGTAGTTTTGCTTTATATTTCAATAATGCTTGTGATGACTCCATTTTGCTAATATAAGACGTTTAATTGTATGATATAATAGAGATATTCGTAAAAAAACGTTCAATTTTATGACAAATATGGTGGTATAAACGACCCCCTACCCTACCAATCCCTACCTCTCCCTCATATCGTCTGCCCTATCTTGCCACACGTCTCTTATATCTTCTCCAGTTTCCGTGATATAATATGAAGCTGGATGTGGATCTACGGGTTCTTTACTACCATAACTACAATAACCACGACAAAACGGACACACGACTTGCTCGAAAGCATTGTTCTTTCTTATTATTTTATCCAAACATTCTTTACAGGTTTGGTGTTTATTTTCGCAACCTGTTTCTACTATTTCCTTTTTATATTCATAACAAATATAACAATGTTGTAAACCCAAATCTTCTTCACATACAGGACACTCTGTTATATCATCACTACAATCAGAACATAATTTATGTTTTGATTTACAACCGGATATGGCGACCATATCCATTTTTTCACAATGAGAACATTTTCTATAATGTTTGTAAATATTCTTTACTTGTTTTTTGATTTCATTTATTATAGTATACATAGACTCGATAGAAACTTTATACTCGCACGCAATCGCTTTCAAATCTTCATATTCTTCCTCTGCTTTACGAAATATTGGAATTAATGCTTTTCGTTTTTCTATATTTTCAAGAGTAGGATTATGTCGGTAGAAGAATGTTAATCGTTGATCTTGTCTATCTACATCGTCTCGTATTTTTTGTAATTCTAATAATTTGGGTTGTATAACTGTTATATGTTTTTTTGTTATATAATTCTCATATCTACAAAATTTGTTTTTAAGATTTCGCAATTTCGTTTTATTGAAAATGGTTTCAATATTTGCATCATAATACAATTTTTGAATACGATTATCTTGGTCGTCAGGGAAGGTGTACAATCGTCGTTCTTGTTCCATATTATTATTTATTAATGTTGATATAATTAATTTATCAAGAAAAAATATTCAATTTTATAACAATTATTTTTCACAGAATACTCGACCCAAACTTAGAGACATACTGTTTTAATTATGACTATTCCTCTTCTTCTTTTTATTCGTGTTTTGTTCGCTGCACATTCCGCTGTTGATTATTGGAAACCGTTTCCAATATACGAATGTGTTTTTGGGTATATTTCCCGTAAAGTTGTTTTGTGCGCAGCGCCTTCGCTCGTTTGGTTCGACGGGGGAGCAATAATTTGTCTTCCCACATGTTGTAATCGTAAATATTGAATATGATGTATTCTTGTTTCACCATTTCTATCTCTAATCAATTTTATATTTTATCAATTATATATAATCTATGGAGAAGAATAGTCATCATTCCCATCCCCTTTATCCACCCCCTATTCATTCTCTCTCTCTCCCTCTCTCCCATCTTCTTCTAGAAACATCACGCGTACGCGCTCTTTCGCTTCCGCTCTCTCTCTCCTATCTTTGATCATAGACCCAGAAGCAGAAGCAGTTTTTGAAGGGGAAATACTGTTTACTCCAATGACACCATCGATAGTGATATCACCACTATCACCATCCTCAGTTGCTTCATCTTCATCTTCCTCTTCCTCCCATTCATCGCATTTATAATCTTGTTGTCTTAAATCGTCTTCATTGTCTTGAAAACACGTAGTACATAAAACAATTTCTTCAGATGAGTTATATTGTTCGCCTTTATAGATAATGTGAATATTATCCTTGTTACAATCAATTTGTAAAACACATTCTTCACAAAGAACAAATCTATCATCTTCCTCTTCCTCTTCCTCTTCCTCTTCCTCTTCCTCTTCCTCTTCCTCTTCCTCTTCCTCTTCCTCTTCCTCTTCCTCTTCCTCTTCCTCTTCCTCTTCCTCTTCCTCTTCCTCTTC